ATCATTCCACATCTAAGTCTCACCCCTGATCAGGGATTCATTTTGTTCTTTGGTTTAGTTGTTATAGGTTTAGTTGCTTATGGACTTTATCTTACAGTAGGAGCAGGTAAGAAAGAATTAAGAGATCCTATTGATGAACATGCTAAGATGCATGAACTAGGAATAGCACATGGTCATGGTGGGAATAAAGAGGCATATGAAATGTCTGGTAAATTATCCCACAAACATGATGAGTGATGAAGAACGGGAAGAACAAAGACGTATTGATGATGACTATAATGTAGTTAATCATTATTATCGTGCTAAGATGATGCATCCCAACATTCCTTTTTATCTTCAAGATGAGATGGGTAATACTTATGAATTTAAGTGGGAATTGATCTATCAGTATATTGATAAACTTACACAATGAAAGCCTTGAAGACTCCACTCAGATATCCTGGTGGAAAATCTAAAGCAATAAAAACATTATCACCTTGGTTCCCTAAGACCATATCGGAATATAGGGAACCTTTTATTGGTGGTGGGTCTATTGCTATTGAAGTAACTAAATCTAATCCAGACATACCAGTATGGATTAATGACCTCTATGTGCCTCTTTATAATTTCTGGGTACAGTTGAGGGATAGTGGAGAAGAACTGTCTGAGAGGGTCAGAGAAGAGAAGCAGAGGACGTTAGATGAGGGTGATAAGGATAAGGTAACTGCAAGTGCTAAAGAACTATTCAATAGATACAAGGCAGAGATTGATACCTATGATGACTTTGAGAAAGCAGTAGCATTCTTTATAATGAATAAGTGTAGTTTCTCAGGACTCACAGAGAACAGTACATTTTCACAGTCAGCATCTAATTCTAATTTTTCTCTTGTAGGAGCAGATAAACTTGCACAGTTTTCTAAGTTGATTAAAGACTGGAAGATTACTAATATGGATTATTCAGAAGTAATGAAAGAGAATGGATCAAGTGATACATTTGTATTTTTAGATCCTCCATATGATATTAAGGATTTTTTATATGGGAAGAACCGTGAGATGCATAAATCATTTGATCATGATAGGTTTGCGGATGACGTTTATAATTGTGTCCATAAGTTTATGATAACTTATAATGTTAATGATAGACTTAAAGAGTTGTATAAAAACTACAATCTAAAGGAGTGGAAGTTGAGGTATTCTATGGCACATCGTGGAGATAAAGGAACTGATGAGAATATTAAAACCGAATTGTTGGTGACTAATTATTCTATTGTTCCACAAACTCCTTTGGAGGCAGCATGGATAGCATAATTGTAATTGATGATGTGATATCTAGAGGATATCAAAATTTTATTGAGAAAATGGCTAAGGAGTTTCCTTGGTATTTTCTTGACCAAGTAACAAATGTAGATAATAAAGACACGGCTACAGGATTTTCATATGAAATTCTTCGTTGTCGCCAGAAAGGGGAACAATATAATAAAACTCCTTATACAGATGCGTTAATCCCTCTTTTATTTGAAGCTATTCATAAGGTTGATAAGAATCAAGATATATTAGAGATTTTTAGAATTAGAGCAGGTATGTTTGTTAAGAATCAAAATGGAGAATTACATACACCCCACATAGATCGTGAGGATTTTCATTATACTATGCTATACTATGTTAATGATAGTGATGGACCAACTAGATTTTATGATCATAAAGAGGGTAAAGTGATAAAAATGGTTGATCCTAAAAAGGGAAGGGCAGTAATAATGACTGGTGATAGATATCATGCATCATCTTCTCCCAAAAACCATAGTAATAGAATAGTCGTTAATTATAATTTTTTGGTATAAATTATGGAACTAAAAGATTGGTTAAACTCTATTAATTTTACAAAGCAGATTCCTGAAGACCCTGCTGAAATTAAAACCTATGCACCATATATTATTAATCGTTGTTTGTCAGGACATCTTGACTGTATTATGTTTGCCAATGAGATGAATAAGTATTCATTCCTAGATAAGGACATGCAATATTCTTTTTATCTAAATACACTTAGGAAAAAGAAGAGATTTAGTCCCTGGCTCCGTAAGGAAAAAGTCACAGACCTTGAAATCATTAAACAATACTATGGTTATAGTAATGAAAAGGCATCTAATGCCCTCAAGATATTAACCCCCGAACAAATTAATTACATTAAACAACGACTTGAAACTGGAGGATCGAAATGACTGATACCGTTGAACCAACTGTGCAATGGTCCCAAGACCAAATGGTAGAAGTAACTCTAAATGAACCTGATGATTTTTTAAAAGTCCGTGAGACTTTAACAAGAATTGGTGTAGCATCAAGAAAAGAAAAAAAATTATATCAAAGTTGCCATATCTTGCATAAACAAGGAAGATATTATATAGTACATTTTAAGGAGCTGTTTGCATTAGACGGAAAACATGCTAACCTTACTGTTAATGACGTTCAACGTCGCAATCGTATTGCTCGATTGCTTGCTGATTGGGGTCTAATATCTGTCGTGAAATCTGATTCAGTAACAGATATTGCTCCACTCAATCAAATTAAAGTTCTTGCTTATAAGGACAAGGGAGATTGGGTGTTGGAGCAGAAGTATAATATAGGAAAGAAAGGAAAAACTCAAGAAACCACTGATTAAATGAGGATTTTATTATGAACATTGCGGATAGTAAAGAAAAAGATCTTTTGAACATTGCGGATAGTAAAGAAAGAGATCTTTTATTTGAATTATTTCCTGTTCCTATGATCGTTACTTCTTATAAAGATGAATATTCTGAAGAATTTGAATGGATTAAGAAACAAGAATATCAAAAAAATAGATCTAATAATATCTCAAAAGATAAATATGTACTTGATAAACCAGAGTTAGCAAATATTCGTGCATTTTTCGATATAAAGATAAATGAGTATATGAATAATCTTTTGCAAACAGATGATAGATTGAGTATTACTCAATCATGGTTGAATAAGAATGATACTGAAGAAGATCATCATGAACATTCTCACCACAATACGGTATTAAGTGGTGTTTGGTATCCTTATGTGGATGAGATGATGCCACCTATTTCATTTAGGAGTAGGTATGAGAGTCAATTTTTATTTCCTGCAAGACAATATGGAGCTCTTAATTCTGCTGCATTTTCACCACCGATACAATCTGGTGATTTAATAATATTCCCAAGCAATTTATTACATTCTGTTTCTCCTAATAAATCTAATAATACTAGATATACTTTAGGATTTAATACATGGCCTAAAGGTAGTTTTGGTGGTGTAGAATCATTAGATTATGTTGATAGATAGATGCGTATAACCGTATAGCTGTTTAGGATAGAAGTGTTATAATTAGTATTGGATGCCGAAAGGATCCAAACTTAACACACTCGCTTAATAAGGAGCTACTATCATGGGTAACCTAGCAAGGTACACCGCAGCAGATCTTCCAGCATTATTGGACAGGATCTCAAAGAACAGTATTGGAATGCATGATTATCTTGATCGTGTATTTGATTTTCAAGAAACACAATCAAACTATCCACCATACAATTTAATACAATTAAACAATCATGAGTCGAAACTCGAAATCGCCTTGGCGGGGTTCAAGAAAGATGAGCTCAAAGTCTTCACGGAGTTTGGAAAGTTATATGTACAAGGCAAGAAAGAAGAATCAGAAAATGTTGGAGAATTTGTCCATAAAGGATTGGCCCAACGAAGTTTTGAACGAGTGTGGACGGTCTCCGACGATACGAAGGTTGGATCCGTCGAGTTTGTTGATGGACTCCTCACAGTGGAGTTGAACAAGATAGTTCCAGAACATCACTCTCGGAAAAATTACTTAGGAGGGGAATCATGAAACTCACATCACCATTCAGTATTATAAAAAATGCTATTAGTGATCTCAAAAGAGTTCCTAAAGAGAAAAAGGAAAAGGTGAAGTCATAAATAAAACTGAATATCGTCGTCGCACTCAGAGGGGAAACTGGCACAATCCAGTTGACACCCCTCTTTTTTCTTGCTATAATTATTACAGATAAAACTTTATTATGAGTGAGGATTTCACTAGAATTGCTTCAGCACTTGAAAGAATTGCTGATTCACTTGAGAAAAAATGGCACATTGATATAGATCATGGTCATATTGAGAAGATAGATAATATTGAACATGGGGATATAGACACTCACGCTCATTCTTTTTAGATATGCCACAGCAACAAACTCTTAAGTTTACTATCAGACAAGATGGTCATGTGACTGAAGAAGCCTCTGGTTTTACTTCTCATCAGTGTGTTGAGGTCACTGAATCAATAGAGAAGAAACTTGGAACTTTAGAAACCCGTCAATTTAAACCCGAATTCTATTCTAACAATGTCGCACTTCAGCAGAATCAAAACGAAAATCAAGAACAAACCTGAATTGGAGGAAGCATTACTTCTTCTTCAGTATGATGTAAAGGAAGATCAAGAACTTAAAGTGACTGGTGCTCATGGGATTAAACATGAAACTGTAACTGCTGATCTAGCTATTGGTAGTGATGTTGGTTTTAGATTGAATCCTATGACAAATGAATATGAATTGGTAGCAGATTTGGAAACATGGAATCAACCCATCCCAGTAGAAAGGTTTCTTGACAAAGTAAACCAACAGTATGCTAGAATGTCAATTCACAATCAAGTTAAGAAAATGGGATTCCAAGTAGAAGAGGAATGGGAAATGGAGGACAACTCTATTGAATTAACAGTTACACGTTGGGTTTAAACTATGACAATTAAATTATGCCTCCTTAAATCTGGAGAGGATATTATTACTGATCTCACTGAGATGCGTACTGAGGAAGGACCGCAAGGAAGGGTGATTGGATACTTCTTTGAGAAACCTTGTGTTGTTCAAATGAAAAATCCCCAAACACAAGCTCCTAATGGGAATACTAAGAAAGCAGGATTTGAGGTTTCTCTTTTTCCTTGGTTACCTTTAACTCCAGAAACTAAAATTCCCATCACTGCTGATTGGTTAATCACTATGGTTGAACCAACTGCCAAATTAAAAGAAATGTACATTGAGGACGTATTAAGTGGACCAGATAGTAAAGATAATCCATCTGACGACAAATCAGATTCTGATTAGTGAGATTGCAGAAATTGCAGCAGTTGTTCCTGGTGAACCAGATTGTAAATTAGTAAATCCATTCACAATAAAAGAAGATCAAACTTTAGAACCTTGGTTGCTTTCTGTGACTAAGGATGATATATTCATGATTAGTTCTGATAAGATACTTACTCTTGCAGATCCAACCCCAACCTTACTTGAAAAATACATAGATCTTACTAAATGAAATTCTACACCAACGTTCAACTAATCGGGAACCAGTTTCTGGTACGTGGTGTTGAGAATGGTAGAAGGTATGAACATCGTGATGAGTTTTTCCCTACTCTATTTGTTAAGTCGAAGAAGAAAACAAAATATAAAACACTGAACGGAGAAGCAGTTGAAGCAATTCATCCTGGCACTGTTCGTGATTGTCGTGAGTTCTATAAGAAGTATGATGACATTGATAACTTTGAGATCTATGGAAACGACAGGTATATCTATCAATATATTTCAGAGAAATACCCAGAGGATGAGATCAAGTTTGACATTAGTAAGATTAAACTTGTTAGTTTGGATATTGAGGTTGCGTCTGAGCACGGTTTCCCAGACGTTGAATCTTGTGCTGAAGAGATCTTGGCAATATCAATACAGGATTATACAACTAAACAGATCGTTACTTGGGGCAGCAAACCCTTTCGTAATGATAGAAAAGATGTAACATATCATCATTGCCCAACAGAGCATCAACTTCTATCATCATTCATCAATCACTGGATGGAAGATGTTCCTGATGTGATTACTGGTTGGAACATGCAACTTTATGATATTCCATATATTGCTAGACGCATTCAACGTATTTTAGGTGAGAAGTTGATGAAGAGACTTTCTCCTTGGGGACTTGTATCCGAAGGAGAAACATTTATTAAGGGACGTAAGCATATAACTTTTGATGTTGGTGGTGTTTGTCAGTTAGATTACCTAGATCTCTATAAAAAGTTTACTTACAAGGCACAAGAGTCTTATAGGTTGGATTATATTGCACAGGTAGAGTTGGGTCAGAAGAAGTTAGACCACTCTGAGTATGATACTTTTAAGGACTTCTACACAAAAGGTTGGCAGAAGTATATTGAGTATAATATAATTGACGTAGAACTGGTTGATCGTCTTGAAGGTAAGATGAAGCTTATTGAGCTTGCTCTTACTATGGCATATGAAGCCAAGGTTAATTATAATGATGTGTTTTATCAAGTGCGGATGTGGGACACTATCATCTATAATTATTTGAAGAGGAGGAACATAGTTATTCCCCCTAAGAATAGGTCAGCAAAAAACGAAAAGTATGCAGGTGCTTATGTCAAGGAACCGAAACCAGGAAAGTATGATTGGGTGGTTAGTTTTGACCTCAATAGTCTGTACCCTCATCTTATTATGCAATATAATATCAGTCCAGAGACCATCAGGGAGACTAGACATCCCAGTGCGAGCGTTGAAAGGATCCTAAACGAAGAGATAACAGATTTCAATCCAGAGTATGCAACATGTGCAAATGGAGCACAGTATAGAAAGGATGTACGTGGGTTCCTTCCAGAGTTGATGGATAAGATGTATGGTGATAGAGTGGTATTCAAGAAGAAGATGCTTGAGGCAAAGCAAGAGTATGAAAAGAATCCATCCAACGCACTTACCAAAGAGATTGCTAGGTGTAACAATATCCAGATGGCAAAGAAGATTGCCCTTAATAGTGCTTATGGTGCTATCGGCAATCAGTACTTCCGCTATTACAAACTTGCTAATGCAGAAGCCATTACT